GTCGTGTAAATCGAGCCGGTCGCGGTTGCGGGTCTCCAGCGTCTCGAGAAAGAGGTGGCGCTGGGCGATGTCGAGGAGCAGGGCATCGCGGGCGGCATTCGGATCGACGGGTTTGCGGCGGCGCGCCATGCTCAGTCCTCCCAGCGGTGTTCGGTGTGGGTGGTGCGGTCGCGGGCTTCCTCGCGCATCATCTCGTGGGCGCGTGCCATCTCGACCATCCCCTGTTCCTGGCTCATCCGTCCGGACATCACCTCATCCATCACCCAGTTCACGCGCTCCTGCGCAGGGCTGGTGTGATCCCGCCACCCGTCGCTCATCGAGCTGTGCCCCATTCTTTCCTGTGCGCGCATTTGCTCTCTCCAATTCGTCTCTGAGGGGCGCACGATGCACCCGTTTCTTGAGACCAGGAATCGCTCTATCGGAGAGTGTAATCAACTCAAATAGACTATCTTTCCTATTTATTTTCAATATGTTGAGGTCCAAGAAAGCGTCATGGAAGGCATGTCCGAGCGCGCCTATGCCGTCCATTCCGGCCTCTCACGCGGGGCGGTGCAGAAGGCCCGCAAGAACGGTCGGCTGGTGATCTTTGCCGATGGGTCGATCAACGCGGCGGCGTCCGATGCACGCCGTGGGGCGACGACCGATCCCGATCAGCAGCTGCGCTCGCGGGGTGGGTACGGCGCTGGCGAAGGCGCCGTTTCAGGCCCCGGCGACAGCACGTCCTACCTGAAGGCGCGCACCGCGCTCACCGTCTACCAGGCGCAGGAGCGCCAGCTGTCGATCCAGCGCAAGAAAGGCGTGCTGGTGGATCGGTCGCGCGCAGAAACGCTGGTGTTCCGCCTCGCGCGCCAGGAGCGCGATGTCTGGGTCACATGGCCCACCCGTGTCGCGGCCCTGATGGCCGCGCAATTGTCCGCAGAAATGGAGAAGGCGCAGGGCACACCCGTGACGATCGAGACTGCGATCCTGCAAAGGGTGCTGGAAACCCATGTCAGAGAGCAGCTCGACGCCCTCGCGGACCTCCGGGTCTCGCTTGCATGAAGGTGATAATGATCATGATCTGACCGAGGATCTCGACCTCGGCTTCGACGGCGCCGAGGACATTCTGCGCGCCTGGCGTCGGGGAATGCGGCCTGATCCGGACCTGACTGTCTCGGAATGGGCCGATGCGCATCGCTGGCTTTCGTCGCGCGCATCGGCGGAACCAGGCCGGTATCGCACGACGCGCACGCCCTACCTGCGCGAGATCATGGATGCGCTGTCGCCCGGCCACCCGGCACAGCGCATCAGCTTCATGAAGGCTGCGCAGGTCGGTGCGACCGAGGCCGGCAACAACTGGATCGGCTTCGTGATCCATCACGCGCCGGGGCCGATGCTGGCGGTTCTGCCCACAGTCGAAATGGCCAAGCGGACCTCGCGCGGCCGGATCGACCCGCTGATCGAGGACAGCGCCGCGCTGAGGGAGCGCGTGAAGCCTGCCCGGTCGCGCGACGCAGGCAACTCGATGCTGTCCAAGGAGTTCCCGGGCGGCATCCTGGTGCTGACAGGGGCAAACTCGGCGACCGGCCTGCGGTCGATGCCCGCGCGCTATGTGTTTCTCGACGAGGTCGATGCCTATCCGGCATCCGCTGATGAGGAAGGCGATCCGGTCACGCTGGCCGAGGCCCGCACCACCACCTTCGCGCATAGGCGCAAGGTGTTCATGGTCTCGACGCCAACGATCCGGGGGCTGTCGCGCATCGAGCGCGAGTTCGAGGCCTCCGACCAGCGGCGCTACTTCGTGCCCTGTCCGCATTGCGGCCACAGGCAATGGCTGCAGTTCGAGCGCCTGCGCTGGGACAAGGGGCAGCCCGAGACGGCCGTGTATCATTGCGCGGGCTGCGAGCGCTCCATCGCGGAGCATCACAAGACGCAGATGCTCGAGCGCGGTGAATGGCGCGCGACCGCTGTATCGAACAATCCAAACGCGATCGGCTTCCATCTATCTGCGCTCTATTCCCCGATCGGCTGGAAGAGCTGGGAGCAGATCGCGCGCGACTGGCTGGCCGCGCAGGGCTCGGACGAGATGCTGCGCGCCGCGCGCAACACGCTTCTCGGTGAGACCTGGATCGAGAGCGGCGAGGCCCCGGACTGGCAGCGGCTGGCGGACCGGCGCGCGGCATTTGCGGCGCAGATCCCTTCGGGTGGGCTGTTCCTGACGGCCGGGGCCGATGTGCAGAAGGACCGGATCGAGGTCGATGTCTGGGCCTGGGGTCGCGGATTGGAAAGCTGGCTTGTCGATCACATCGTGATCCCAGGCGGGCCGGACGATCCGGCCTGTTGGGACAGGCTCACCGCGCTTCTGGGCCAGACATGGGTGCACCAAAACGGTGCAGTCATGACACTGGCGAAGCTGGCCGTCGACACCGGCTACGAGTCGGCGGCCGTCTATGCATGGGCCCGTAAACAGGGTGTCGCGCAGGTGGTGCCCGTGAAGGGACTCGAGGGCTTCAACCGTGCGACGCCCGTGTCGGGCCCGACCTTCGTCGACGCCACGGTGAACGGGCGCAAGCTCAAACGCGGGGCCCGGCTCTGGACGGTGGCCACCGCGACCTTCAAGGCTGAGACCTATCGCTATCTGCGGATTGAGCGGCAAAGCGATGAGGAACGCGCGCTGGGCACGGCCGAGCCTGCGGGGACGATCCACCTGCCCGACTGGGCCGACAGCGAATGGCTCAAGCAGCTGGTGGCCGAACAGCTGGTCACGATCCGCGACCGGCGCGGCTATACCCGACAGGAATGGCAGAAGATGCGTGAGCGCAACGAAGCGCTCGACACCCGGATCTATGCCCGCGCCGCCGCCTGGATCCTCGGCGCGGATCGCTTCGACGAGCGGATGTGGCGGCAGTTGGAGAAGCAGGCGGGCGTGGAGACAGTACCAGTAGCACCCAAACCCGAAACCGACGGGCCATGTGAGCCTCAAGCGGGGCGGATCACCGCCCCACGCCGACGCGGCTGGAAGATCAGCACGCCGAAATACATGGAATGATGGCCCCCCGATGACCCTCGACGAACTGAAATCCCGACACAGCGCCCTGCTGAACGCGCGCTACAGCGGCACGCGCAGTGTCAGTTATGATGGCAAGACCGTGACCTATGGGTCGGACGCAGAGCTGGCGGCGGCGATTGCCGATATCGAACGCCGCATCGCAGTGCTGGAAAAGACCAGTCGCCGCGTCCTGCGCCCCTTCGCCGTGAAGGATCTGTGATGACATGGCGGCAGCGCCTTGGTGCGTTCATCGGCGGGTTCGACGCGGGGCATCATCACCGCCGTCTGCGCGGGTTCCGGGCGACGCGCGCCCATGTCAACGCGCTGATCGCGGCCAGCGGGCCCGACATCACCGCACGCGCCCGGTGGCTGGTGCGCAACAACGGTTACGCCGTGAACGCCGTCGAAAGCTGGGCCGCCAACACCGTGGGCGACGGGATCAAGCCGATCTCGAAGATCACCGATGCCGCCCGCAAGGAGGAGCTGCAGCGGCTCTGGCTCGACTGGACGGACGAGGCCGATGCCGAAGGGCTGACAGACTTCTATGGCCTGCAGCGCCGCGCGGCGCGCGAAGTATTCATTGCGGGCGAGGTGTTCTTCCGGATCCGGATGCGCCGCGCCAGCGACGGGCTGACCGTACCGCTGCAGCTGCAGATGCTGCCAGCCGAGATGCTGCCGCTGGAACAGACCGGCACCGCTGCGAACGGGAATGCGATCCGTCAAGGGATCGAGTTCGACCGGATCGGTCGGCGCGTCGCCTATCACTTCCTGCGCCGCCATCCGGGCGACAGCACCGATCCCGGGCTTGCGGGCGAATTCGTCCGAGTACCGGCCTCCGAGGTGATCCACGTGATCGATCCGGTGGAAGGCGGCCAGCTGCGTGGTGTGTCGAAACTCGCCCCCGCCATCGTGAAGCTGTTCCTGCTCGATCAATATGACGATGCAGAACTCGACCGGAAGAAGGTCGCGGCGATGTATGCGATGTTCGTCACCTCGCCCGCACCGGAGAACCCGCTGGCACCACCAGAGGAGGACGACATCTCTAACGGTGTCGAGATCAGCCCCGGCCAAATCGTGCGCCTTGATCCTGGCGAGGATGTGACCGTCGGCCAGCCTGCCGACAGCGGTGGGACCTACGAGCCGTTCCAGTACCGTACGCTGCTGCAGATATCCGCGGCGCTGGGCATCCCGTACCCCTATCTCGCTAACGATATGGTGAAGGGCAACTTCTCCAACTCGCGGCTGGCGCTGATCGAGTTCCGCCGCCGCGTTTCGGCCTGGCAGCATGCTGTCATGGTCTACCAGCTCTGCCGACCGGTCTGGGCCCGCTGGATGGATGCGGCCGTGCTGTCGGGTACGCTGACGCTGCCACGATACGAGGCCAACCGCGCCCGGCTTCTCACCGCCGACTGGCTGCCGACGAAATGGGACTGGGTCGATCCGCTGAAGGATGCCAATGCGGAGATCGCCCAGATCGAGGCGGGCCTCAAATCCCGCACCCAGGCCATCGCCGAGCGCGGCTACGACGCCGAACAGGTGGACCGCGAGATCGCCGCCGAACACGCCCGCGAGCGCGCGCTGGGCCTCGACTTCCGCCGCCCCGGCTCGCCCGCGCAGGGTGTGCAGGCGATGTCGGAGGGGGACGACGACACGGAAACAATCGATGACGCGGAGGGCCGCCCGCACACAGACGAGGACCAGACCTAATGCTCCATGCCCGGATTGCCGCGCGCGCCTTCAATACGCCGCTGCTGGTCGAACCCTCCAAGGCCATGGCGTTTTTGTCGGGCCTCGGACCACGTATCCTTGGACGTCGGGTCGAACTGGCGGAAGGGCACGACACGCTGGATGGCATTAGCCATCTGCCCGCGCGCGCCAGCATCCTCGCCGGTGGCCTGACTGAGCGCTTGCGCCAGCACGGCGATGCGCCCTACGCGCTGGTGGAGGGGATTGCGGTGATTGAGATCGCGGGCGTGCTGATCCACCGGGGCGGCTGGATCGGTCAGTCCTCGGGTCAGACCAGCTATGAGGGGATCGCCGCCCAGATCGAGGCGGCGGCCAGCGACCCTGCCGTGCGCGGTCTCGCATTGGAAATCGACAGCTTTGGCGGCGAAGTTGCGGGCGTCTTTGATCTTGCAGATCGCATTCGTGCCATTCGGGGTAGCAAGCCGGTCTGGGCTTTCGTCGCCGAACACGCCTTCTCGGCGGGCTATGCGCTCGCCTCTCAGGCCGACCGCATCCTTCTGCCGCGCACCGGCGCGCTCGGCAGTATCGGGGTCGTCGTGCTGCATGCCGATCTCAGCGGCCAGCTCGATCAGGACGGTGTGCGCGTGACGCTGGTGCATTCCGGACGCCACAAGGTCGATGGCAATCCCTACCAGCCTCTGCCCGAAGCCGTGCAGGACGATATCCAGCGCGAGATCGATGTGCTGCGATTTCTGTTCGCCGAAACAGTCGCCGCAGGCCGCACCGGAAGGTTGAGCCAGGAGGCTGCGTTGGCGACCGAGGCCGCAGTATTCCGCGGGACAGATGCTGTTGCCGCAGGGCTCGCCGACGAGATCACCGATCTGACGCGGGGCTTCACCGCCTTCCGGCAGCGCGTTGCGCGCAGCCCCATCCCTTCGCCCGCGCGCGTCCGACGCGCATCCCTATCCCACCCCAAACAGGAGGCACACATGGCCACCGAACACGACCCAGACGACAGGCGTCAAGACACGGACACCGGCACGGATAGCGACACGACGGAAATCGACTATCATGAACCCGATGCCGCCGATGACACACCTGACGTTCCGGCTCCGTCCCCCGCAGCGGCCGAACCGAGCGCTGCCGCAACACCGGCGTCCGCCCATGCCGCGCCCCAGCCCGGCAATCTGGCAGAGCTCTCACTGCAGCTTCGCGAGGCGGCGGCGGAGATCGCCGAGATTGTCGCGCAGGCGGGCCGCCTCGGCATCGCGATCGATGCCGCGAAAGCCCTGCGCGAGGGCACCGCCCCCGAGGCCCTGCGCCGCCTGGTGCTGGAACGCGCCAGCGCCGCTGCGGATGCCCGCGACATCGTCGCGGCCCCGCGCTCGCCCGTCCTGCCACTGGCGAAAGAGAGCCCGATCGTCGCAGCCGCCAAGCGCGCCGCTTCGGCCGGAACAAAAAGCTGAACGTCAGCCTCACCATCACGCACCGCCCACCTGATCCCCCGCCGCGCCTGCCCGGCGGGGGATTTTCTTTTGCCCCCAGCCCAGGAGCCATCTCATGTCCGTCCTGACCCAACCGCCCACGATGGGCGATGTCCTCAAATACGAGGTCAATCCTAACTACACCCGCGAGACTGTCACGCTGCTGACCGGCACCGCCTATCCGATCGGCGCCGTGCTCGGGCGCATCACCGCTAGCGGCAAATACGCGTTCTCTCCCGACACCGGCGCCGACGGATCGGAGACCGCAGTGGCTGTGCTGCTCTACGCCGTCGACGCCACACTGGCCGATGCCGTGGGCATCGTGCTCGTGCGCGGGCCGGCGATCGTCTCGCGCGCGGCGCTGGCCTACGACGGCACGGTCGATGACGGGACCAAGATCACCGCCAAGCTCGGCCAGCTCACCGCCCTCGGAATCATCCCGCGCGACACCGCCTGAGACGGCGGCCCGCCCGCGCGTGCGCCCACTCTCTGTTTCAACCGCCCCCTCTTTTACCGGAGTTCTCCATGACCATTACCCGCAACCCGTTTGACGCGGGCGGCTATTCGCTCGCCGAAATGACGCAGGCCATCAACATCCTGCCCAACCTCTATACCCGCCTTGGCCAGATCGGCCTGTTCCGCTTCGAGGGCGTGACCCAGCGCTCCATCGTGATCGAACAGCGTGAGGGTGTGCTCAGCCTGTTGCCTTCCGTCCCGCTCGGCGCCCCCGCCACCGTCGGCAACCGCGAACAGCGCTCGATGCGCAGCTTCGCGCTGCCGTGGATCCCGCATGACGACGTGATCCTACCTGCCGACATCCAGGGGATGCCAGCGCTGGGTGTCTCGGATGCCGCCGATCCGCTCGTCGAGGTGATGAACCGCAAGCTAACGCTGATGCGCCGCAAGCACGCCCAGACCCGCGAATACATGGAAATGAACGCGCTCCGCGGCATCGTGAAGGACGGCGCGGGCACCACGCTCTACGACTACTTTACCGAGTTCGGGATCACGCAGATCTCTGTCGACTTCGTCTTCGGCACCGCGGGCACCAACATCCAGGCCAAGGTCCGCACTACGCTGCGCGGCATCGAGGACAACTTGCTGGGCGAGACCATGATCACCGCGCATGCGCTGGTCAGTTCCGAGTTCTTTGACAAGCTGATCAGCCACCCCAAGACCGAGGATGCCTACAAGTTCTTCTCGGCCACCGGCGGCCAGCCGCTGCGCGAAGACATGCGCCGCGCCTTCCCCTTTGCGGGCATCCTCTTCGAGGAATACAACGGCTCCGTCACGCTCTCAAACGGCACCTCCGAACGGTTGATCCCGACCGGCGAGGGCATTGCCTTTCCGCTTGGCACGTTCGACACGTTCACGACCTACGGCGGGCCCGCGAACCTGCTGGAGACCGCCAACACCGTCGGCCTGCCGCTCTACGCCCGCCAGATGATCGACGCCAAGGGCCGCTGGATCGACCTGATGACCGAGGCCTCGATCCTGCCGGTCAACAAGCGCCCGCGGCTGGCCATCCGCCTGCACAGCTCGAACTGATCGATCAGGCCATGTCCCTCTTTGCAGACGCCATCGACAATCTGTTCGGCGATCCCAACATCGCCCGCGACGCGGTCTACATCGCTGACGGAGCGGCACCCCGCCTGGTTCGTTTGGTCACTCGCCGCGCGGACGAGCTCACTGGCTTCGGCGACGCGCGGCTCTGGTCGGAAACGACCCGGATCGATTTGCGCGTGGCTGAGGTTCAGGCCCCAAGTCCGGGTGACCGCTTGGAAATCGATGGCGACGCCTTCCTTATTCAGGGCGAGCCTGTGCGCGACCGGGAACGGTTGGTCTGGACCGTGGACCTGAGGCCCGCGTGAAGCTCAAGCTCGACATCGATCCGGACATTGTGGCCATGATGGCGGCGGAGGTCGTGGCGGGCGAACGTGCGGTGACCGCTGCCATGCGCGAGGCCGGGACCGGGCTCAAGACTGCCTGGCGCACGCAGATTACTGGCGCGGGGCTCGGGCGACGGCTTGCCAACTCGATCCGCAACCAGAACTTCCCGCGGTCGGGCGAAAGCCTTGATGCGGCCGCACTGGTCTGGTCCAAGGCACCAGTCATTGTCGGCGCGCATGATACAGGACCATTGATCCGCTCGAAGGACGGGTTCTGGCTGGCAATCCCGCTGCCCGCCGCAGGCAAATCCACGCGTGGTGGCCGGATCACCCCCGGCGAATGGGAAAGGCGGCGCGGGCTGCGTCTGCGGTTCGTCTATCGCCGAACGGGTCCGAGC